GGAAACATATTTTATTCTGGTATAAATGCTCCTGGATTTATGAGTGCAACTGTTACTGATTCAACTGGTCATTTCTTGGCTACAAGAAGAGGTAATACAGATTCTGAAGCATATAGAAATGGTGTCTCTATTGCTACTTCTACAACTGCAATGGCAAATGATAACACTACTATGTATTTGGGTGCTGCTTATAGACAGAGTGTTGGAGCAATTGGATACGATGATAGAGAGCTTGCCTTTGCTTCAATCGGAGATGGACTTAACGATACTGAAGCAGCTAACTTTTACACAGCTGTTCAGGCATTCCAAACAACTTTAGGTCGCTCAATAGGCACACAAACAGTATCAGATGCAGATGCTCAAGCGTTTGTAACTAATGCTGGAATAGTTGACCAAGTAGAAGCAAACGCAGTTAACAACCTTGTTATAGGACTTAAAACTGATGGATTGTGGACTAAGATGAAAGCTGTTTATCCGTTTGTAGGAGGAACAAGTACAACTAATAAATACAACCTTAAGAATCCATTAGATACCGATGCAGCATTTAGACTTGTATTTAATGGAGGTTGGACGTTTAGTTCTAATGGAGCAACTCCTAATGGAACAAATGCTTATGCTGATAGTAAATACAATTTATCTACTAATAGTACAACAAGTAATGTTTCTGCTGGTGTATATTTAAGAACAAATGCTGTGACAGCAGGAACGCCAATAGGAGCTATTGACGGAACATTTATAGGGTTACAGATAACACCTAAATTTACAGATAACAACACATATTACGGAGCAAATGATTCAATAGCAACTGGTTCTGGAAATTATGTTACAAACACTCAAAAATTGTTTATAACAAATAGAGAAGGTGCTGGAACAAAAAAACTATATCGAGACGGGACTGCTATAAATACAGCAACACCAACAAGTAATGCAGCACCAAATTTTACAGTTTATTTAGGAGCAAGAAATTACGCTGGAACTGGCAATGGATATGACTCAAGAGAATTAGCATTCTCATTTTTAGGAGATACTTTAACATCAACTGATGTAACTAACATAAACACTCGCGTAACTACATTCCAAACAGCATTAAATAGAAACGTATGAAACTAAATGAACTAACAAAAGAACAAAGACTAACTTATGTAGGGTTGCTTACTGAGTTACAAAAAGACGAATTAATCGGTCAATGGTATGCAGCAGATAGCTATTTCAATCCTATTCAAGACCTTAATGATAATTGGGTTATATCAATAGAAGAAATGGAGCAGTGTGTTAACCCTGATTGTCTTTGGGTTAAAGACCTTGACTTAATTCCGTACGAACCAAAACCAACCCCACCACCTTTTGAATAATGGCACGCTACGCAAATAATGGTATATTCAATGTCAAGTATCCTACAAGGAGGAAGATACAACGCATCTTGCAACAGTTAATTTCTGAGGCAGGAGCTATTGATACAGGTGCTTTGTATGATTCAGTTCGTATCAATGCCAATATACCTGCATTAGGTGAGCTTGAAATACAGATTGTTGCTATGTATTACTTTGGGTTTCTTAATAATGGAGCTAATTTATGGAATGGAGGAGTAATTCCTTCTTATGATTTTTGTGCCAATCTTAGTCAGAGATTAGATGCAGAAGGTATTACAGCTGAGATATATGCTCAATACACTGAGTGGATGACTGAGAGATATCCTATCTTACAAGTGGCTAATATATTAGGTGAGAAAAAATCTATTATCTATACATTCGAGCCTATAGGCGGAGAGTTTACAGGGAAGTTAGACTTTACAGATTAAGCTCCTTTTTCATTGAGAGCATATTAAAGGTAAGTACAAGAGGCAAATCAGTCACTTGCTTTACCTTTGTCAAGTCCTCATTGCATAGTGAATAGATAAGCCTCTCCCATCCCCACTTAGCAGCAGATTTCTTCTCAGCTTGTGCCTTAGACTCTTCTGATGTCATAGGTTGGTCCTCATCATCATCAGGCTCTTCCTCATTAAAGAGCAGATGATACTTATCCATGAACGCCTCTCTGAATGATAGGTACTCAGGTATGATGCCATAGATGTCATTAATACAGTACTCATCAAATAGCTCATATCTATCGAATGGATTAAACTCATAAGGCTCAAAGATTAGCTCACCCCATTGGTCAGTGTGATGTTGCCTATACATCACAGCTGCTATATGTCCTAAGTGCTTGACATAGTCATTAGCAAAGAAGTACTCTAAGTCAATGAACTCACCACAGGTCAGCTTAGATAGAGGCTTTAACTTCCACTTATCAAGCTCATGCTTATAGTTCTTAGATGGCTCAGAGTTAATGAAGGTAATATCCTTGAGCAAGGTACTCACCTCACTTACATCCAAGTCCTCAAGATCATCAGAGCTCACTCCTGCAAGAGCTGAGAGTATCTCTATCTCCCTGGCAAAGACTTCCTCAATAGAGTAGAGCTCTCTAATCTCTTTGAACTGTAGTAAGTCTATCTCATTCCACGACTTCGGCAGGTTCATCCTTAGGCATTTGCTTAGCTAACTTCTGTCCAATCTCTACTAAGTAAGGCACAACTAACTCAGCCTTGAGTTCTCTTATCATCTTAGCCTTATGCTTGATGTGAGCAGAGTCATAGTGCTCAGTCTTAGTCAAGTCATCTCTCTTGAAGAGGATGGCAAGCATCTCAGATAGATATCCTTTATGCTTAGAGTTAAGCACCTTTTCAATGTGTTTAGTATCTCTGACAGATAGCTTGAACTCATCACCTTCAAATGATGTATAGTTGTATCCTTCAAGCTCAATAGTTGACTGCATGACAGGCTTGCCTTTGATGTTATTAAACTCCTTGACATACTGCTTGAACTGCTCAATAGTAGTATCCTCAAAGTCTGACTCATTGAGTCCTAATACTTCAAACACTTTGAGATGTTTCTCAATAGCATCTAACTCATTAATAGCATGGATAGATGTGATGTCCTCGAACTGCTGAATGTTTAATTCACTTAATTGATTAGGGATGTCCCTTCCTAAAATTGTTACCATAGATTTATTTTTTAACAAATATAACACTTTTCACAATATAGGCATGGATAGACCTGTCTACAAGATAACTATTGATCCTGAGTACTCTGATGGGGAGGACTTAGGTATTGAGATGATTGCCTTCACATCTAAGCCTGCTATCAAGGTTAAGGGTATGGCATTCAATCAAGCTACTCCTATGACATTTAGTGATGACATTAAGATGCGTATTGTAGCTCCTGCTATGATACCAATGTCAATCTATAGAAGAGATGAGGATGGCACTGAGTATGATGTGCTATTCACAGAGGAGGTCATTGAGTCTATCCATGCTAAGTTCATGCAGAACCTACAGAACAAGGATATCTTTAACCTGGAGCATGAGGCAGAGGAGAAAGTACCTGCCTACATCCTTGAGGCTTGGATAGTAGAGAACCCAAAACAAGATAAAGCATTCACTACTTATGGTATTGAAGTGCCTAAGGGAACTCTAATGTTAACAAGTCAAGTAACTGACAAGGAGTACTATGATAGCCTTGTTGAGTCAGGTCAAGTAGGTTATTCTATTGAGGGATTCTTAGGACTTAAACTATCGGAATTAATAAAACAAAATACAATGAAGTTACCTGATGGAGAACACTTGATTGAAGATAAAATCTACGTGGTAAAAGACGGAGAGATTATTGAGATCAAAGATAAGCCTGCCGAAGAAATGGCAGAAGAGCCTGCACAAGAGGCTGAAGCTGAGCAGACTGTTGAGGATGCTGCAGAGGATGTACAAGAGGAAGAGGCAGATGCTGCCGCTGAGGATGTACAGATGGCAGTTGATGTGACTACTGATGCAGAGGCTGTACTTGCTATTGTTACACCTGTAATAGAGGAGCAAGTGAATCAATTACTTACTAGCATAGCTGACCTTAAGAATCAGATGGAGGAGTACTTAGCTCCAAAAGAAGAAGAAGAGGTTACTGTTGAGGCTAAGGAACAAAAGATGAGTTCAAGGGAACTCTTTAAAGAATTCGTAAAATTTTCAAAAAACAAATAAAATGAACCGTAATTTAAAATTTGATTTAGAGGTTGAAAGCAACGCATTGTTGTGTGCCAACCCTGAGGAGTTCTACTCCAAAGCATATCTTTCTCAAGAGGATATCGCTTCTAATTTCCGAGCATTGCCAGGTATCAAGTCTAAGACTAAACTTGCTAATGTAACATTCGGGAACATTTTACAAGCATCTAACTGTAACTTCTCTGCTCCTGCAGATACTTTGGATGCAGTTGACATCGACGTATGTCCTTTGTCAGCAATGGCTCAGTTATGTCAGTTTGACTTAGAGCAGTCATTCTTAGCATTGCAAATGGCAAAAGGATCTAATGGTGATTTCACTGTTGCATCTTTCATGTCATACTATTGGAATGAGATGGCTATGCAAATAGGTCAAGATATCGAGTTATTGAGATGGCAAGGAGATATCCTTTCTGAGGATTCTTTATTATCTCTTTGTGATGGATACTTGAAAAAACTTTGTTCTGATGAGGCATTAGCTGCAGGTTTGTATGCCGGTGTTATTGATAGCTCAAATGTATTGGATCAGTTAACAGCTGTACTTGCTGCTGCTCCTTCATCTATCATCCGTAAGAAAGCAGACTTAAGATTGTATGTATCTACTAATGTAGCTAATGCTTATGAGCTTGCAGCTGCATCAGGGAACACATTAACTTATGTAACTACTCCTTTAGCTTTAACTTTCTTAGGAATCAATGTAGTAGTTTGTGAGGGTATGCCTGACAACACTATCTTGTTGACTTTGAAAAACAACCTTATCTATGCATTCGATGCAGAAGGTGATGACAAAGCATTGAAAGCAGTTAACTTGTCTGACTCAGTTGCTGAGCCTTACTTGAGAACTCGTGCAAACATGAAAGTAGGATTCCATTATGTTAATCCTTCTGAGATTGTTTTATACAATGTTTGTTTCGATTAATCCAATATATAAGCGGGGGTAGAAATACCCCCTATTTTTAACACTTAAAAAATTAAACAAATGGGCTGTGCATCTTTAGAAACAATTTTAAAAAGCTGCGACAATAACTCAGGAGGTATCTATAAGTTCTATGTGAATCAACAAGATAATATCCAATCTATCTCAACAGATGAGACAGGAACAAATTGGATTGTTGATGGTATCACATTTATACCTACAGCAGATCCTTTCATTGAGTTAGAGTTCAGAAGAAACGTATCCTCTTATACAGAGGACAGCAATATTGACCTTATCAATGGCTCAAGCTATGTAACTGCAACTATCAATTTGATGTTCCATAGAAGAGACCAGGAGAAGTCAAGAGCTATTAAGGTATTAGGAGCAGGACAACAGTACTTAGTAGGTATTGTGCAGGATGCGAATGGAAAATATTGGTACTTCCCTTACTTGCAGTTATCTGCAACAGGTGAAGGATCAGGTACTACAAGAGCAGATGGCTCTAAGTACTCAGTTACTTTGGTAGCTGAAAATGACTTCCTTGCATACGAAGTTGATGCTACTATTATCCCAGGTTTACTCTAATCTTGCCATAGATTAAGTTCAGCAGAGAGCTCCACTTCGGTGGGGCTTTTTTAATAATTACACCTTTGAGATACAATATAGGTATGATATATCTTGAGAAGGATACAGTTAACACGTTTGTGTTGACACTTACAGAGGTGACTACCATCTCAAATCCTTACTATTTGTTTGAGTTTGAGGATGAGTTTGATACATCAACTAATCCTATCTATTGGCAAGGTACTGATACATCACCTTATCCATCAAGATATAATCTGTTCACTATTGATGAGCCCACTGATGTAGAGCTTGTGAAAGGTCAGTATAAGTATAAGGTATATGAGAGCCTCATTCCGACTGTTGATCCAACAGGATTGAACATGATTGAGGAGGGCAGAATGGTAGTGGCAGGTATAACAGTTAATTCAATCTATGACTAATGGCATGGTATAATATTTTTTCAAGTAATAAGTCCCAAGCCACTGAGATGGTGGAGGGATATCAATCATTCTCTACTCCATTTCAGAAGGTGGGAGGTGCTAATCTATCACTACCTTATGTCAATGGTAGGTATCAGATAGCAGGATACATCCCATTTGGGCAGGATAACCTATATCCTGAGCTATTGAATCAGATGTATTACTCATCACCTTTGCATGGTGCTATAGTTGACTTTAAGACCAACTCAGCAACAGGAGGAGGATATACTATTAACAGTGAGAAATTGTCAAGTGAGGACAAACTTAAGACATATACCTTTGAGAGAAAGCTAAAATTAGGTAAGACTATCAAGGCTATAGCTCAGCAGTTGATAGTACATCATAGAGTGTACTTCAAACTGTGCTATAACAAGAAAGGTGAGCTATATAAGATAGAGAATGTATCACCTGAGAGAGTTAGATTAGCAAGAGATAAGCAGACTTACTACTTATGTGATGATTGGACAGCTCGAATAGATGTGAGAGAGATTAAGAAGTATCATCCTACCAACTCAGACCTTGAGCAACTCTATTGCTATGAGATGATGACATTAGGTCAGGAGTGGTATCCATTGCCACAGTACACATCTGCCTTGAACTTTGCGTTCTTATCAGGAGAGTTGAGCTACTTTGCTAAGAGTAACATTCAAAACTCAATCTTTCCATCCTTTGCTATGATGTTCCCTAAGAGACCACAGTCAGAGGAGGAGAAGCATATGATCAAGCAGACTATTGATAGGCTGAAAGGAGCTGCCAATGCCGGGAAGGCTGTTGCATTCTTTGCTAACAATCAGGACCAACTACCTAAGATAGAGAGCTTGCCTACCAACAGCAATGATAAGCTCTTCCAGGAGGCATCATCACTCAATACAGAGCAAATATGTTTTGCTCATACTATAGATCCTATCCTTATGGGGGTACGTACACAGGGAGCACTTGGCTCAGGTAGTGATATTAAGCAGGCTTATGTTGTGTTTGAAAAGAATGTAGTCATGCCATTGAGAAAGCAAGTGGAGGAGATAGTGAATGAGTTGATGGCTATATCTAAGATATCAGGAACGTTCTCCATTAACAACTTCCAAATCATTAATGAGACCATCATAGAGCTTGAAGGAGATACATCTAAGACATCCGATGCATTGAACTCATTGAGCCCATTAGTAGCTACTAAGGTACTTGAAAAGATGACACCTAATGAGATAAGAGCTCTTGCATCTTTGCCTCCTATTGAGGGTGGAGATGTGATTGTAAGTGACAACCCTACAACACCTGCACCATGAACTACTTTATAACAGAGAACTACTTAAAGACTAACACACCTATCACAGCTAATGTGGATGTGACAGATGTCACTCCTTATATAGCAACTCAGGCACAACTCAGAGTGATGCCTATCTTAGGCACTGTGTTCTATAACTACCTGCTCACTAAGTACAATGCTCAGACATTGAATAATGATGAGGAAGTACTTGTATCATACATTCAGCCTGTAGTGGCGTGGAGGAGTGCAGAGGATGCTGTATTTGGTTTGACATATCAACTTAAGAATAAAGGACTTCAGACTCAGTTCGGTGACTTCTCAAGCTCAGTGACTCGCAGTGAAGTAGCCTTTGGTATGGAGCACTATGCTCAGAAGGCATCCTTCTTTGAGACTCGACTCACCAGGTACTTGATAGCTAATAAGGACTTATATCCTGAGTTCACATCAGAGGCTAACAAGGACACTGACCTAAGACCTATGATAGATCACTGCTCCTGCAACTGTGGAGAGGTATGTGATATGCACTGTCCTTGTGGAGGATATAGAGAGAATGGATATAATAACAGCATATTGATTTTGTGATGGGATTTAATGAGGTAGCATTTACAGTTATAACAATACTTATCTCAGGGATAGGTTATTTTTTAAAGAGTTTACATTCTGATTTAAAAAGCGTCATGAAGGAACAAAAAGAAATCATTGAGACTCAAGGCAAGCTCAAGGGCAAGATAGAGCTTGTTGATAATGAGGCTCGCTTCAAGTATGAGGCTATTGAAAAAATGACTCAGTTAGAGATTAAACACCTTGCAGAACAGATATCTGAGCTCACTCAATCAGTTAAGAAATTAATAGAAATAAATTTAAGATGACATTAGCACAAAGATGGAAAGCTCCAACTCCTAAATTTTGGAAGAGAGTACAAAAAGTAGCTATAACACTTGGAGCTGTGGCAGGAGTCATCCTCACAGCACCTGTATCACTACCTGCGGCTGTAGTTACTGCAGCAGGATATGTGGCAACAGCAGGAACAGTGGCTGCAACCCTATCACAACTAACAATAAAAGATAATGAGCAACGTTAAGAACTACACTGATGAGCAGTTACTTGCAAGAGTCAAGTCATTGCCAACTTATAAGAGCATCCCATCTGATATGTGGCTCTTGTTTGTACGGTCCAATGAGGATACTAATGATGTCTTTGATGATAAAGTCTATGTATGGACAGGCTCAGAGTTTGAGTTTGTGACCTCATGCACTACTAACAAGGGCAACAAGGGCACTGCAGTAATGGAGGCAGATAGATGGAACTATGACTGCTATGCTTATGGACTTCATAGAGGTAAGATGGAAGCTCTTAGGCAAGTGGCTAAGGTGCCATACAGAAGAGACTACACTAATGATGGCAAGACTAACCCCACTACTCGCTTGATGGATGATATAATCTTTATGAATATACATGGAGCAACATATAACAAAGGGAGTCAACAGGTGGCGACAAGGATAGGAGGATGGTCTGAGGGGTGCTTAGTCCTTAATAATAACCCTGACTATGAGAGAATGGTAAAGATGGCTAAGGATCAGCCAAGAGTATCTATAGTATTAATAAATGAATTTTAAGTTATGGCTAAGAAGGTAGGCAGACCTAAAAAAGTACAGGTCAACATTGAGGATGATAAAACAGATGTTATCATCAAAACAAATAAGGCAGAGATAGAGTACCACAAAGATGGTATGAATCATGAGCTTGACTATGATGGCAAAAAGGTAGATGTCAACATCAAAAAAGATGAGACAGGAACTAAGGTCACTGTGGAATCAGAAAATAAATTCCTTAAATCTATTGCAACCTTAGCATCTAAGTTTGTTGTGAAGAGGTTTAAGAAAAAATAACTCTCCACTATATATCCTGAGCCCTACTGCAATAGGGCTTTTTTGTTATTAACAATTAAATGTTAATATTATTTTTATCTAATTATTTGCAGAAAAGAAAAAAGATATTAACTTTACATCCATAAACATTAACACATTTTATTATGAAAGCAAAATTTTTAACAGATTGTAAGGTATGCGGAGGATCAGGTAGCCATGTATATAACGACAGAGCAGATGATGATCCAAGATTCGATTATTCTCATGAGTGCAGACAGTGTGAGGGTGAAGGCAAAGTTATAGATGAAGAGACTCTTGACATCCGCATGAATGATGTTGAGGATATGATTGAAGGTATGATCACTCGCATTAGATTAACATCTGATACTTTCAAAGACCTTAACAGAGGTATGTTCTATGAATTACTGCCTAAGTATAAGAATAGACTGCACACTCAAGCTCGAGCTCTTGCAAGATTAGAAACTCATTTAGCAATACTTAAAACTTATTAATCATGGAAAAGACTGTACAGGATATTTTCGTGGCTTTTGGTGCATTATTATTAATCGTAGGTACTTTGATGTACCTCGGAGTAATTGGATAGCATGAGAGAGCCTAAAATCACATTAGCATATATCAGAGGATGGGATCACTTTGATATGGATAGATATAATAATTATTTAAAAGCACTAAATTATGTGGAGAATACGTTATCGGGGATACATAGGAGGAGCATGGAGGATATTAGAAAAGACTGTGAAAGCAGATGCCGAATGGGAGGCACGCAGGATGTCAAACATATGGGAGAAACTAATCATTAAAATTGAGAGGATATGAATATCAATGACATTATTAAAAAAAGATTCCCTAA